GGAAACGTCGCGGATACCGGAAACCGATCAGAGCCGCTTGATTTACAGCCTGCGCATGGGGCTGGGAAGGTTCTCGCCTACCGGTGCCGCCAGTGGCATTGATGGCGCCGATGTTATGTACAACATCAGCCTGTAAGGTTTGGCGATTAATAAGGGCGGGTCCATCAACCCGCCCAGAAAGATGAGGTGAAAAATGCCAGTTGAAAGAATAGCAATCAGACCGAGCGATAAAGCCAGCCGGATCAACACAAAATTGACGGAAACGCTTACTGGTAACCGAACGATCACCGTGGAGGAAATTGAGACCTATAACGGTTTTTCTTTTGATCCAGGCGGCGCCAGGAATCTTGTTTTGCCGCCGGAAGAAGCCTGTAAAGGCGTGGTGATTTACATCAGCAACGAGGCGGATGCAGCAGAGGTCATAACCGTTAAGGATGATGGCGGATCAACGATTGGAACGCCAACCCAGAACGAGGCGATCGTGTGCTGGTGTGATGGCGTGAGATGGTTTGGGCTCGTTGGAGCATCCAGTTAGGAGGTGGATCATGGGAAGCTCAGTTGAACAATACGGGCTATTAGGCCGATGGGTGAGATCGAGAAAAATCACTTTCGCGGACGCGAATTCTACCAAACAGGTTTTGGATGTTCCAGCCAACACCTTCATTCCGCCTACGGGCGTGGTGGTGGTGATTAATGAGGGATTTAATGGCGCGACCACAACGATAGATGTCGGGGATGGCGACAACGATGATGGTTGGGTGGATAACACCGACGTTGTTGTCAATACAAGAGGGACCTACGCGGGCACAGCGGCAAACACGGGCGCGTATTCGAACACCGGAAAACTCTATACGGCAAAGGACACGATCGACGTGAAACTCCCGAACGAAACTATGACCGCAGGCGAAGCTTATGTGTTGGCGTACATGCTGGACGTCAGCGATGTGATCGACGACTAAAAAGGATGGGGCGGAGCTTAAACCCGCCCCATATAAAGGATGGAAGACATGAAATACAAAATCAAATGGAATTACAAAAGCAGTTATGGCGGTCCCTGGATGAAAGGGGATGTGGTTGAACTGAGCGATACACAGGCTGAGGAGATCGATCGCGATAGTCCGGGCGTGCTGGAAGCGGTGATTGAAAAAATCAGCAAGGGTAAAAACCGGATGGTAGTGGAACCGGAAAATTCGCGGGCTGAGGAGGATGAACAGGAGCCGATCACGGAAGAAATCTTTCAGGCTGTACGGAAGAATAAATGATGTTTATTTACTCGATTGATGTCGAAGGTTTGGACGAACAGATCGACCTGCTGGAAGCGGAACCGCAGCTTTCGCGCAGGGAGTTGAGCCAGGCGATGAAACGCTCGGTGGCGGTAATCGAACGCAACGTGCAGCCGTTTGTTCCGGTTGACCGGGGCAGGTTGAGATCGTCGATCGGGTCAGAGGTGACAGAGATCTCGGATCTTTCGATTGTCGGACGGGTTGGATCGTCGCTGCGGGATGAGGTTTACCCAAAGGTGATGGAGCTCGGGCGCGAACCGGGGACATACCCGAACATGACCGCGCTGGCCGCCTGGGTGCGGCGTGTGATTTTGCGCGGTGAAACGGACGAGGGCAAAATTGCCAGGCTGACGTTCTTAATCGGTCGGTCGATTATGCTGCGAGGGATCAAACCACGCGAGTACCTGAAACAGGGCTGGGAGAAATCGATCGATCGGGTAAAAGATTTTTTTTCAGAGGCGCTGGAGAACATCGCCAACGGGTTATCCAACCGGAGGTAGCGGATGAGTGGACAGGTGTACTGTACGGCAGCGGAGTTGATGAGCGATCTGGACGCGGAGGGCGTGCGCCAGGCGGATTTCGCGCGGGTTTACGATAAGATTTTGGCAGCCAGCCGCTGGATTGAAAACAACATCGGGGCGTTTATCCCCATTCATGGGACGCGGCGTTTTGACGGATCCGGGGATGGGGATGTGCTGATTCATCCACTGCTGAACGCCGAGACCGTTGAGGTTTCTGGCGTATCCCGTGACCCGCAGAATTTTTTGTACTATCCGCTTAACGGGCTGTGGGCGTATGGTCCGTACATGAGGATGAGGGCGGATGCCTGCTGGCTGGAGGGGGGCGCGAGTTTTCCGAGGATCGGCGGCGCGGTGGAGATCACTGGAACCTGGGGTATGTACGAGCGCAGTATGGCGCTGGGGGCGACCGCAGCGAACCAGGGGATATCAGATGGGGTGATCACGGTGGATGACGGCGGGGCGCTCTCGCCAGGGATGGTCATCCTGGTGGAGGATGAACAGGAGCTGGTGACCGGAACAGTCCATCCGGACGCGAGCGGGACCACACTGGCGAGCGCGGTTGGCGTTGAGGATGACACGCTGTCGGTGGCGGATGGATCGCTGGTTGGGATTGGCGAGACGATCCGGATCGGGTTTGAGCAGATGCTGGTGCGGGATATCGCTGGCGATGATCTGAGCGTGGAACGGGGCTGGGCGCGGACAAAGCGGGTGGCGCACCTGGTGGGCGCGCCGGTTCTGGTATACAGGACGTACAGGGTAACGCGGGGGGTAAACGGGACGAAAGCGGCGGCGCACGCGGGCAGCGCGATTGGCAGATATGTTGCGCCTGAGGACATCCACTGGCTGTGCAAACAGATGGCCGGGCTGATGCTGAAAAAAGCGGATTCCGGATTCTCCGGGAAGGTTGGCAGCACCGATACCGGTGAGGTTTTTTACATGAACGAGTTCCCAAAGGGCGCCATTGACGCGATACGGGAGCGGTATTTTATCCCGATTATATGAGGTGATTGGTGGTAACGGACTGGATTGACAGGGTTTGTGAGGTGTGGGGGACGATTGACGACGGGAAGGGCGGGAAACTGCGCTCGTACAGGATTTTTGAGCGGGCAGAGTACCCGGAATCGTTGAGCCAGATCCCATGCGTGCTGACGATTGTCCCCAGGCTGCGGACGATCCAATACTCCGCGGGCGGTCCCAACATCGCGGTGTATGAGGGGGTTAGCGAGTTTCATCTGACAAAAAATGTTTCTAAGGGAAATTACCCTAGCGTGTTTTTATTTTTTGACCGGATTTTACAAGCCGCCGCCGCAAACCTGCAGTTAGGCGGCGTGGTGGATCATTTTCTTTTGCGGACAGACACGCCAATTGAGATGGGCGTGCTGCGTTATGGATCGGAGGAGCCGCACCTGGGCATGATTGCGCACTGGAGCGTTAAGGAAAAACCGAACCTGGTGGTGAAAATTTAGGAGGTAGGAATGGCAATTGAAAAAATGCGATTGATGCAGTATGGCAAGGAAACGGTAAAGGGCACAGCGGTGGCGGCGACCAGGATTTTACCGGTGATTGTGCCGCCGATCCAACCGGACCGGAAACCGACATACCCGCGCGAGGACGTGGGGGTGAACGTCGACGCGGTGCGCTCGTATATCTCCGGGCGGCTGGTGAAGGACAAAATGTCCTGGGATTCCGCGTACTTCCAGAGCCTGCCGCTGTTGTTTTCCTGCGGGATCAAGGGGGGCGTGACGCCTGTTGAGCAAACAACAGGGCAAAAAGATTATTTATGGACGTTTGACCCGGTTTATGACCACACCAGCAACAACCAGGATTCGATCACGCTGGAACGCGGCGACGATGAGATGATGGTGGAAAGCGAGTATGTGATGTTCGAGCGGTTCAAACTATCCGGGGAGTGCAACCAGGAGGGGCAGGACAGCGCGATGCGGATCGAAGCGAACTATTTTGGGCGGCAGAATACGAAAGCCAGTTTCACGGGCGGGCTGAATATCCCGAAACTGACGACGATCAACAGTAAACTGACACAGTTTTTCCTGGACAGCACCTGGGCGACATTGGGGACTACCCAGAAAGCGTCCACGCTGCGGGCGTATGATATCGAGATCCTGACGGGACTGCATCCCAAATTTCACGGCAGTTCCAATGAGTATTTTGATACCCATGGTCAGGGACCGATGGCGGTGATGGGCGCGTTCACGTTTGAGGGAAACGCCAACGCCGAAGCTATTTTCGACGCGATGAACACGCAGGCACTGCAGGCGGTCAGACTGCTGATCCATGGACCTAAAATCGGGACGACAAATAATCCCCACATGCTTCAAATTGATTTTTGCGGCACCTGGGAGGACGTGATCCCGCTGGCGAGCGCGAGCAACGGCAACAACCTGTGGACGGCGGTGCTGCATGGGATGTACGACACGACCGCTAAAAAACTTTTGACGATCAAGGTCGCCACCGATCAAAACACCATTTAAGGCGAGATGATGAAATTCGCGATTCCGAAGATTAAAAAGGCGATCGATTTGAAACTGTACGCCGAAGAGTTCGGCGAGGCACGTGTAACGGCGTGGGTCAACCCACCGGTGGCGTTGCTGGAAAAATTCGCGCAGTTCACAAAAGGGGTTACGGCTGAGACGGTGGATGAGGCGCTGGAGGTGATCGGACAGTTGTGGGGCTGGGATGAAGAGGAAGTTAAGGAGCTGTTTGAACACTCCCAGGAGACAGACCCGAAACTGTTTGAGTGGCTTGTACTGCGCACGTTCACGGCGATACACGAGCACCGCACGGGCGTAAAAAAAAACTGGATCAGGCAGTGATTGAATTGGCGCACACCGGAAGGACAAGTGAGAAGTTGCTGATAGATGTGCTGACAGCCAGGCGGATCAACAACATTCTGGGGGGCGCGTTTTTGGGTCCGTGGGACGTTGACGGGCTGCCGGAGGATGTGGTGCTGCAAATTACCGCGCTGGAAGGTATTGGTAAACTGCAAGCGGGATTCTCGCAGGTGGAGGGGCATTTCGAGGCGTGGAGGAGAAAACATAACTATGTCATCCAGTGAACTTGATCTGATCCTGAGGACGAAACGCGAGGGCGACGCGCCAGCGGAAACGCTGAAGGAATTGAACAACATGAAGACAGGTCTGACAGACCTGGAAAAGACGATCGCGGGGACGCGCACGACCATCGGTGGATTGGATAAGGATTTGGGCGCCGCGGGGCAGTCGGTTGGCTCGATGAGCGACATGATGGATGGGATGGGGCTATCGCTGCCGATCACGCCAATGATGATGCTGGGAGAGGCAATTCAGGCAAGCGGTCAATGGGCGAAAGATTCGATCGCGGATTATTCGGCTTACGTGGATCAGATATCCAAAATGGCGGCGTACGCGTCGACATCCACCGAGGAGATGAGCAAACTCTACCAGGTGGCGGATGATTTACGCATCCCAGTTGGCGACCTGGAGATGGCGCTGAAAACGATGACCACAAAAGGCGTCACGCCGTCGATTGATGGGCTGAAGGCGTTGAGTGAGGAGTATAACTCTTTGACTGACCCGCTGGAACGGGCGCAGTTCCTGACGGATAATTTTGGGCGGGCTGGCCAGGAGATGGGACGGCTGATGGAGATGGGGGCTGCCGGGATTGACGAGATGGCGGATTCAATCGAAAACTGGATGATTGTGACAGGGAAAACAGAGGAGGAGATAAAAAATTACCTGGCAACCCAGGACCGCTGGGAGGAGGCGATGGATGAGCTGAAATACAGCTTTGCCATGAACGTCACGCCAGCGGTGACAGATTTTATGAAAACTATTTTGGATACAAATGATGAAATTAATAATTCGCGATTTGCCTGGATGCGCTACATTCCGGTTTTGGCGGCAGTGCAGGAGTTATGGGTTGGGCTAAAAAATGTACTGGAGAAAATAAAATTTCCGTCCGGACCTGAAGCGAACCGCTGGTATAACACAGCATACGGCGGCGGTCGCGCGGAGGGTGGCAGCGTGTTCCCGGGGCAAATTTACAAAGTTGGCGAGCGGGAAACCGAGTTTTTGCAGGTTCCCGCGGCGGGGGTGATCACGCCTGGAAGCGCCGGGCAGTCTGTCGTTGTTAATATAAATTATCAATCGGCTGTTTCCCTGGGGACGATTGATGAGGCGGAACGGGTGTTGGTGCCGTACATCCAGGCAGCGTTGAGGCAGGTGTAATGGCGAACAACACATACGGGACCAAAAAATATGGGACAACAAAATACGGTCCTTCGGTTCTGGACGCGCCGCTGTGGGGGATCCGGATCGACTGGGAAAAGACTGGCGTGATTAACGGGGTAAATTATGCCGGGTTGGCGACAAGTCTGGAGGTGGAACGAGGCAGACGGTTTCAATTAAATGC